CTATAGTTCCACTACCCATGGTTGCGTACAACCATCCGCCAAATCAACCGAAAAGCGTGGGGCGTGACTCCCAACCACAGCAAGCTGTATTCTTCGCTAACACCCAAACCAAAACCGTGCATAAAGTAAATGCAAAATATTGACTCGGGCAAATTGTTTGACAATTGTGTATCACTCCAACCACCAAAAGGTGATATGATACTGTCCTAAGGAAAAAGTGTCAACGGACATCTGACACTGGAGTACTAATGCAGGAAGTGCTACCCTTACTTTTCCCCTGCATGATGAGCGCTATTGCAGATTCCATAATCCATCTGTAAGATGGCATCACTTGCATCACAACGTAAAGTATACCCTACTTCAGCTGTGGCAAGTATATCTATCAACTCGTCTATCTGCGACTCATCGAGGTGGTATCGCCTGCAGATGCTATGCATGCAAATTTCTTCACACACACCATCTGACAACGATGCGACCGCACCACTATTATACACTGGTTCCTTTCCCCCGGAGTAACGGGAACGCAACCAGTGCATAAGCCTATGATTTCCTGCATATCTCAACCCTAAGACCCAACTACGCATAAACGAGTCTATTCTAGGGGGGAGGGGCCCGGATCCCGGCAAATCATAGGACTTCTGACCATATGCCCTCAAAATAACACCCAAATTCAAGTAAGCGACAGTATTTCCATAAACACTCACACCAGGCGAGCACTTCAAGAACTGCAACTCCTCAAAGGATGTACATATCTGGAGGGAACATGACCAGCCACATTCGTGGAGCCGGCTCTTAACAGCTACAATGGCCTCATCACGGGTAACATTGAAATCAAAACCTTCGAAAAGGTAATATCCAATTGACTGTGAAGCAACATTATTCGCTGGAGTAGTAAGCAAAGAGCCGGACAACTCGAATATGTCAACGGGCTGAAACTTCATCTTCCTAGGTCCATACCCCACATGAACGGGTAATGTATTTTGATGAATTAGTTTCTCCATGTGTATCTTGTGGGAATCGGGTACGCACGTAAGCAAACTGTCAAAGACCGATCGCGACGCAGAGGCATCGCAAGCAGAAATATCGCAGTTCACATACAAACTTTCCCCATTCCCAAGCAATATTGAAAAAGACATGTCGTCAGAATGATATAAAAACATACTGGTAGTCTGCATTTTTGTAAATAGGTGACTAAGTAACGTCATACTTGGTGACTTGACGTATACTATTGGTGTATGAGATGACGTATATAACACATTGACTGGCTCTGACCAGGATTCCTTCAAACGATCCACAATCCATCCAGCTCGTATTGAGGCAGCTGCTGATAAATCTGCAGTTGTACGCGCAGGTTTCTCCATGTCCGCCTTAGCAAATTCCAACATCTTAAGATTAATTCTCGCAAACTTACAATCAAAAGCGTCATCAATGCAATCAACCCTCCCCTCCTCAGCCAATCGTATATAGGCGTTAATACGGAGTTTCTGTTTTGGGTGCTTCTTATAAGCCTCAGTCCTAAGATACTCGATCCAATGACTATTGGATAACACACGATCAAGGCAACTAGACATTTGCTCATAGAAATCCCTAAGAACAGGATTTTGTAACCGAACAAGCTGTAAAGCATGTAGCCTAGCAACGCCGACTTTGTCATGGAATAATCGAAACAAAGCAAAACCCAGTGTACGCTCAGTAAGGCGTATAACCCGCCCGTTGTGCCGGAAAGCATTCCAAATGGTGCGATAAGAATACTTATCACCCACAATAGCTCTCCGGTACGGTTGCACACTGAAGTTGCCGGATTCCATGGCATCCCTGGCAGCCTCATTCTTGGCCAGAAATAATCCATTGTCCACAAAGTCAAACTCCCTGGTATCGTCATCATCTTTAAGCAGAAACACCCCAGTATAAAGCTGAGGAGGGCCAGTGCGTTTAAACACCCGAATGGTGGTCTCTGGACTATAATGGATAAGGACTTATTCTGCTCATACCGATTGAACAAAATCTTCTGCTGAACCAATGAAGGTAACAACCTCAAGGGTTCCAAATCGTCCATATCCATCATATTCTCCTTGGAGATTTTCTCGTGATAACCATTAGCTTGAAAGAACTTAGTGGCCATAAACTCATAAGTTGAGCTTTCAATCATTTTCCCTTGCGGGTTATGCGATGAAAGTTTTATGTATAATGGCCGGAACAAATTCATATCTACAGTAACTTCTTCGTACTGGACAAATCCCATGTTCCATTTATCACTAAATGGAAGCACATAAAATCGCTTGTCACTATACTCAAAGAACCTAAAATACAATTTCATAACTTCAAACTCCGGTTCCAGCTCGAGAATCAC